ATCAGTATGACGACGCCGAGCTTGACCGGAAGAAGGTCGCGGCGATGTACGCGATGTTCGTGACCTCGCCCGCCCCGGAGAACCCCCTCGCCCCCGCGGATGACGAGGACGGCCCCGCCGGTGTGGAGATCAGCCCCGGCCAGATCGTACGCCTCGATCCGGGCGAAGATGTCACCGTCGGGCAACCGGCGGATAGCGGCGGGACCTATGAACCGTTTCAATACCGAACCCTGCTGCAGATCTCGGCCGCACTCGGCATTCCCTATCCTTATCTCGCCAATGACATGGTGAAGGGAAATTTCTCGAACTCGCGCCTCGCGCTGATCGAATTCCGCCGCCGCGTCTCGGCCTGGCAGCACTCGGTGATGGTTTGGCAGCTCTGCCGGCCGGTCTATGCGCGCTGGATGGATGCGGCGGTGCTATCGGGCGCTCTCGCCCTGCCCGGCTATGAGGCGAACCGGGCGCGGCTGCTGACTGCCGACTGGTTGCCGACGAAATGGGACTGGGTCGATCCCCTAAAAGACGCCAATGCCGAGATCGCCCAGATCGAGGCAGGCCTCAAATCCCGCACGCAGGCCATCGCCGAGCGCGGCTATGACGCGGAGCAGGTCGACCGCGAGATTGCCGCGGAACGGACCCGCGAACGCGCGCTTGGCCTCGATTTCCGCCGGCCGGGCTCGCCCGCGCAGGGTGTGCAGGCTTTGCCAACCGAGGCACCGGTTGAAACACCGGTCTCGGAAACACAAGAAGACGAGGATAGACCCCAAGATCCGGAGGAAGACTAGCGCTCAGGCTGACAGTAAGACGACCCCGGGTAGTTGCGCTGCCTTGCGGTCAAACGTGACCAGCTCGCGCGCACCAGCGCGCTGTGCGGCGGCGGCGATCATCAGATCGGCAAAACCGAAACCCTCAGTTCGATAGCGCTCCAAGGACGGACCGACGTCGTCCGCCGCCTCAATCGCCAGTTCCGTTGATGAAAGCAGACCATCAAGGGCCATCGCGATCTCAGCGCGGGTGTAGTTGTAGGCACGTTCCAGAACCCAGACGAGTTCGATAAGCACCTCTCGGGCAACAAACCCCGGATCAGCCTCGGTCAGCCGATCGATCAACTCATCTGCAAGCCGCCCCTGTACAGCATCGTCTTGAACGAGAAAGCGCACGAGGACGTTGGTGTCGAGCGCGATCACCGCTCGGTGCCCGCACTGTCCGCCGCGCCGGCGGCAATCGCGTCTTCCATCGCGTCAATGGTGACAGAGGTTTGCCCCGGCCGGGAAAGCGCACCCCGCAGTTCCTTGACTGAGCGGGCCTTGAGAATTCGGACCTCGCCATCAAGGATGACATAGCGCACCCGGTCACCGCTCGCGAGACCAAGGGCAGCCCGAACGTCCCGAGGCAGCGTCGTCTGGCCTTTGATCGTCACGGTTGATTCCTGCATGGCCGAACTCCTTACATATAGCGATATCTCCTTACCATTTGGAGTTTATGAATGCAAATCCAAGCCAGGGACCAAGCCTGATGTTGCATGCCCGCATTGCCGCGCGCGCCTTTAACACGCCACTGCTGGTTGAACCCTCGAAAGCCATGGCGTTCCTCTCGGGCCTCGGGCCCCGCATTCTCGGGCGCCGCGTCGAGATGACAGGGTTGAACGGCGATGCAGAAGTGCTCGGCGCCGCAAACCTGCCCGCCAGCGCGAGCATCCTGGCCGGTGGGCTGGCCGATAGCTTGCGCCTGCATGGCGACGCGCCCTTCCCGATCGTGGACGGCATCGCGGTGATCGAGATCTCGGGCGTGCTGATCCATCGCGGCGGCTGGATTGGTCAGTCCTCGGGTCAGACCAGCTATGAGGGGATCGCAGCCCAGATCGAAGCAGCCGCCAGCGATAGTTCGGTGCGCGGCGTCGCCCTGGAGATCGACAGTTTCGGCGGCGAAGTCGCCGGGGTGTTTGATCTTGCTGATCGTATTCGGGCCCTCCGTGCCACGAAACCCGTCTGGGCCTTTGTGGCCGAACACGCCTTCTCGGCGGGCTATGCGCTGGCCTCCCAGGCGGACCGCATTCTGCTGTCCCGCACTGGGGCGGTTGGCAGCATCGGTGTCGTGGTGATGCACGCCGATCTGAGCGGCCAGCTCGATCAGGAGGGCGCGCGTGTGACGCTGATCCACGCGGGTTCCCACAAGATCGACGGCAATCCCTATGCCCCGCTGCCAAACGCGGTCCGCGACGACATCCAGCGCGAGATCGATGTGCTGCGGTTTCTCTTCGCGGAGACCGTGGCCGCGGGGCGCGCCGGTCGGCTGAGCCAGGACGGCGCCATGGCAACCGAGGCCGCGACTTATCGGGGCGCAGATGCGGTTGCCGCGGGCCTCGCCGACGAGGTCACCGATCTTGCGCGTGGCTTTGCGGCATTCCGACAGTTGGTTGCGGGCAAACCAATGCCCGCGACGGCGCGCGCTAACACCAGAGCCCCGCGCCAGACTATCACCAAAACCAACCCCAGACAGGAGAGAGCCATGGCCCATGCGCCTGACCATGAGGAGCCGATGCAAAAAGATATCGAGAATGCGCAGCGGGATGGAGCCAGCGACACCGCGGGTGCAGCGCCAGTAGATGATGATGCTCAAATATCTAACGCAGCTCCAGCACCCGCCAGCGCACCCGCAACAACCCAACCATTATCAGCCCCCGCGGCAGCATCTGCAGCGCCTACCACAGCTTCTGCACAGCTTAGCAATCTGGCCGAGTTGTCGGCGCAACTTCGCGAGTCGGCGGCGGAGATCGCCGAGATCGCGGCACAAGCGGGCCGCCTCGGCATCGCCATCGATGCGGCGAAAGCCCTGCGCGAGGGCACCACGCCCGAAGCCCTGCGTCGCCTCGTGATCGAACGCGCAAGTGCTGCTGCCGACGCCCGCGACATTGTGGCCGCCCCACCCTCACCCGTTCTCCCGCAGGCCAAGGAAAGCCCGATCGTTGCCGCGGCGAAACGAGCCGCTGCGGCGGGGACCCGGGCCTGACACCCCAGTCTCTCCCGGACCGATCCCCGACACCCTCTGCCTGACTGATCCCCCGCCTTACTGCCCCGGCGGGGGATGTCTTTTGCCCCTTTCGCATGGAGATCCATCGTGACTGTCCTGAACCAGCCGCCCAGCATGGGCGATATCCTCAAGTATGAGGTCAACCCGAACTACACCCGCGAGACCATCACGCTGCTGGCCGGCGCCGCCTATCCCGTCGGGTCGGTGTTGGGCCGCATTACCGCGAGCGGCAAGTACAAGCTCGCGACCTCGGGCGGCTCGGACGGCGCACAGACCGCGATTGCCGTGTTGCTCACCGCCGTTGATGCCACGCTGGCCGATGCCATTGGTATCGTGGTGGCGCGCGGCCCGGCCATCGTCTCTCGTGCGGCCCTCACTTACGACGCCTCAGTCGATGACGGGGCCAAGATCACCACCAAGATCGGCCAGTTGGCAGCCGCCGGGATACTCACGCGCGACACCGCCTAATCCCGCCGCTGTTTCCCAACCGACCTGACGCGTCAGCCGTTCACCCCCTCGTTCCCCCCGGAGTTCCTCATGACCATCACCCGCAACCCGTTCGACATTGGCGGCTACTCGCTCGCCGAGATGACGCAGGCGATCAACATCCTGCCCAATCTTTATACCCGCCTTGGCCAGATCGGCCTGTTTCGCTTTGAAGGCGTCACCCAGCGCTCCATTGTCATCGAACAGCGCGAAGGGGTGCTGAGCCTGCTGCCCTCAGTCCCGCTTGGTGCCCCCGCCACCGTCGGAAACCGCGAGGCGCGCTCGATGCGCTCCTTTGCCCTCCCGTGGATCCCGCATGACGACGTGATCCTGCCCGCCGACATTCAGGGCATGCCCGCACTCGGCCTCTCGGATGCCACCGATCCGCTGGTCGAGGTGATGAACCGCAAGCTCACGCTGATGCGTCGCAAGCACGCCCAGACCCGGGAATACATGGAAATGAACGCGCTGCGTGGCATCGTGAAGGATGGTGCCGGCACCACGCTTTACAACTACTTCACCGAATTCGGCCTGGCGCAGATCTCGGTCGACTTCGTGTTTGGAACCGCTGCCACCAATGTGCAAGGCAAGGTGCGCAGCACACTGCGTGCCATCGAGGACAATCTCATGGGCGAGACCATGACAACTGCGCATGCGCTGGTCAGCTCCGAGTTCTTCGACAAACTGATCAGCCACCCCAAGACCGAAGACGCCTACAAGTTCTTCTCCGCCACCGGCGGCCAACCGCTGCGTGAGGACATGCGCCGGGCCTTCCCCTTCGCAGGAATTCTGTTCGAGGAATACAACGGCTCGGTCACGCTCTCGAACGGCACCTCGGAACGGCTGATCCCGACCGGCGAGGGCATCGCCTTTCCGATGGGCACGTTTGATACCTTCACCACCTATGGCGGACCGGCGAACCTGCTGGAAACCGCCAACACCATTGGCCTGCCGCTCTATGCCCGTCAGATGATCGACGCCAAAGGCCGCTGGATTGATCTGATGACCGAGGCCTCGATTCTGCCGGTCAACAAGCGCCCGCGTCTGGCGATCCGTCTGCACAGCTCGAACTGACGGGGCGCCTCATGTCCGTCTTCGCGGCTGTCATCGACAACCTGTTTTGCGATCCCAATATTGCCCGCGACGCCGTTTACATCGCCGATGGCGGAACTCCCGACCTCATACGCGTGGTCACGCGCAGCGCGGACGAGATCACGAGGTTCGGCGACGCGCGGCTCTGGTCGGACACCACCCGCATTGACCTGCGCGTGGCCGAGGTGCCCAACCCGCGCCCCGGCGACCGGATCGAGATCGGCACTGAGGCCTTCCTCATTCAGGGCGAGCCGGTCCGCGACCGCGAGCGGCTGGTCTGGACCGTGGATCTGAGGCCCGCGTAGTCTGCCGACGTTCTGAAACGCCGACGGCAAAGGGGTCAGTTCACTTGAACCGCTTCATCGCATTCTGGAACGAGTCCGAGATGTTGTCCCAGGCCGATTGGAAGCCTTTGCTCATATCGTCCCAGGCGGCATCTGATGCCTGCTTCGCTTGCTTCATCTTTGCCTCGGCCTCATCGCGTTGCTTTCGCATTTCGGCAAGCTGCTTGTCGTATTCGATCTTCGCATCGGCCTGCGCCTCTCGGGCGCTTGCCTGCATCTTGTCGATCTCTGCGTTCCACTTGTCGATATTGGCTTTGGCCTTCTCCACATAGGCATCACGATCAATCATGGCTTTCCTCCCGGATTCTTTAGGTGAGATGGACGCCCATGGTACCCTGAAAACGAGGCCTGTGGAAATTTGAAGCTGAAACTCGACATCGCCCCGGACATCGTTGCCATGATGGCGGCCGAAGTTGCAGCCGGGGAGCGCGCGGTGACCTCCGCGATGCGCCAGGCGGGGACCAGTCTGAAATCCGACTGGCGGGCGCAGATCACCGGGGCTGGGTTGGGCACACGGCTTGGCAATTCGATCCGCTTCGCCAGTTATCCGAAATCGGGCGAAAGCCTGAACGCCGCAGCGTTGGTCTGGTCCAAGGCACCGGTGATCATCGGGGCGCATAACAACGGCCCGCTGATCCGTTCCAAGAACGGGTTCTGGCTCGCAATCCCGACACCCGCCGCAGGAAAATCCTCGCGTGGTGGTCGGATCACGCCCGGCGAGTGGGAACGCCGCACTGGGCTGCGTCTGCGGTTCGTCTATCGGCGTTCCGGGCCAAGTTTGCTGGTGGCGGAGGGACGATTGAACTCAAAGGGCCGCGCGGTGGCCTCAAAATCCAAGACAGGGCGTGGTGTAGCAACCGTGCCGATCTTCCTGCTTGTGCCACAGGTCAAGCTGCGCAAAAGGTTGGATTTGGCACGGGATGCCGAGCGCGCGGTGGACGGCGTGCCGGGGTTGATCGTGGCAGGGTGGGTGTCGGAG